ACTTGAGATAAATGACAGGGAATAAGTGAGATATTTATGGGAAGAACTGGGTCAAAATGGGAAGAGACTAGGAGGAATATGCAATAACCTTACAGTATGTGAAAATCAGACCGGCCCGAAAAAAAACAGAACTCGCGCCAGCCTGATTGCAGATATTACTCTTTTTTCTCCGTATCTGCATCGGGTTCATCAGCAAATAGCTTGCCCTGCATCCGATCCAGTTCTTCTTTTCTTACCCGCTTAACCACGCTGTAGACCCACTGAAGCGAAACACCAAATTTGCGGGCCAGTTCGTGGTGGTTGCGTCCGTTAAACTCCCTGAAGATTTCCCGGTCGCGCTGACTGACCTTCCATACCATGCCCATCGGGAAATAAACGTTTTGCCCGCCCCAGACCTGCATCATTCGGTTCGCGACGGCCTGACCAATCTGGTCGGCAACTTCGGGCTCAATATCAATAATCTCGCGAACGGTCTCAGAGGTATGCTGTGCCAGTTCCACCAGGAGTTCCGGCCCCTTACTTCGAAACTGATTCAGGTCGCTCATGTTTGACTCCCGCAGCTCTGCGCTGCCACTTCTTCAGTTTCTCAATAACACTGCTTGCCTGTTCAGTACTGAGCCAGCGCAGGGCGCTGATGCCCGTTTCCCGCTTGATCCACCTCGCTAATGCATTTTCTGAACGGTCACGAACAATGCCGGCAGCAGCCATTTCAAGCCATAGCGCACGAATTTTCCTGGACTGCGGATGGTTATCCAGCGGTAAACCGGAGCTGGCTTTTCTGGCTGGTTTAACGCGAAAGCCTTTCTTTTTCATGGATTCCAGCACGCAGTTTAGTTGTGTGGTATCCATTCCTTTGGTTGAGGCTTTACCGGTCAGCCCCTGTAACATCTGGCGGTAGGTGTCTTCATCCATACCCAGTTCATTACGGGCAATATGGATAAGCTGTATCAGGCGTTTTTTCTGCATATCATCTCCTTTTTTTCAGTCTGTCGGCAACAATGTCGGTTGCAGCTGGCAGGGTGACTGGCCAGAACAACATGACGGCGGTCATGTACAGGATGTAATGCGCGGTGTCGTAGTGCCTGCCATAGCCCAGGGAACGATGAAGTCTTGCGCTGCATGATCCTGCGTACATATACCAGAAAAGAAAACAGACAATGGTTTCAGTAGTCATTCTGAATACCTCCCCATTCGATATGAATATTACGGGCAGCAATGACAGGGTCGTTATTCCACCATGCACCTGACATGTATTTTTCAACCTGTTCGCGTCCGGCAATAACACCAATTGTGATCCCCGGCCTGACGTTCTTAAAAAAGGCGCGGGCAAAAAGGTATCTGGCAGATATTCGGCAGGCTTTTAATTTCCGGCTTTTACCTGATAGCGTAATCATCTGGCCTCCAGTTTCTGTTGTTCCTGCCCACTGACCGGGCGGTGCAGTCTGACGTTCTGCCCTTCACGAAACCCCGCATAGCGCGAGGCGTCGCCATTGCGGCTTCTTCCCGGTTTACGCGCCCTGGTGGTTTGCGTCTGCGGGTATTTATGTTCCAGCCACTGCTGCATCAGTTCACGCTCATCATCGGTCAGGGCAAAGGACTGTATTTCACTGATAACGGCCAGCACCCAGCCTTCGGCAAACTGGTCTCCACGGCTGGTGCGGGTGGCGGTTTTTATTCTTTTGTTCTGTGCACTGATATACTGCTGACGCGCCTTTTTCAGCTGACGGGCCAGCACTTCCCAGGTGTATGCAGCCAGTGCCGCACGTTCCCGGTTGCCGTAGAACCCCACAGACGGATGCGTGCCGGGGTGAATGATGGAGTTAACACCAAATACCTCGCGGATGATGTTCATCAGGCCCAGCATGTAGCGCGGTGGACGGAGACTGCCTGTCGGCCAGTAGTGACTGATGGTTTCATCAATATCACTCATAGCAATGTCGGAATGTGTGATGCCGTGAACATCCATCAGTTTACGGGCTCGGCGCAGTGCCAGAGCGGCCTCGTGCGGGTTGCCGGATGCGGCCAGCGCCAGCAACTTTTTCAGTTTCTCAATGTGTTTATTCTGGTCTGTCATTGTTCTGTATCTCCGGTATTTTTCTGCCGTTTCCATGCCCGGACAGCGTCGGACAGCTCTTTCAGGCTGTATGCTGCTTTAAGCTTTTCCCATAACCACTGTGTTGTTATGTGCATCAGCAGGGCAGCCAGGGCTGCCCCCGCACTGAGGCATGTCGCCAGGCCAGTAAGAATCAGTATCCATGCGGTGATTTCCCTGAGTATGTCAGCCATTGAATGCCTCCCGGTTACTCGTTCGTGTAAATCACGCCCAGTCGTGCAGCCAGACGTTCCAGTTTTTTCTGTTTGTGGAAGTCAATCAGCCGGTCCATCCCCTGAAGGCGCAATTGCTCTGTCATGATTTCCACGTCTGCCAGCTCTGCCGCGAGGTCGCTTTCGCTGCCCTGTCCGTTCAGATTGCGGGCAGCACTGGCCGCCAGTTCAGCGGCCTCTTCTGTCAGTTTCAGGGCCTGTGCGTCCGGCCCGAAACGCTGCAGGGCCAGACGGTAGAGGGCGGTGCGGGTGAGTATGGTGTTCCGTGTCATGCCGCGCCCTCAGTGCTTCCGGCTGACGGTGATGTGCAGGCCGCCTTCTGCAGTGGTTTCCATCCGGTACGGCACCTCATGCGCTGCCGTGTGGGTTAGTGTGTTCACCAGTACCTGCAGGGCAGCCGCCTTTCCGTTGGTCGCCACAATGGCTTGAGCGGTCATGCTGATTAGCGCCGTCAGGACGTGCTTCACATCGGTGAGGTCGCGGCATTCACACTCGTTGACATAGTGTTCAACAAGGGTTCGGGTGCGCTGTCGTGCTTCCTGTGGGGTAATCATTGCGAGTCCTCCCTGTCAGGGCGGGAGAATTCCATGACGGGCACGTCTGCCGAAAAATGCTGGCTGCAGTACGGGCAGACCAGGGTGACGCGTACCGCAGGGATGTGGTATTTACCGGACATCACGGCGATGGCGCTGTGAAAACGCAGGGCTGTTATATCCCTCTCGCACTGAATACATTTAAATATCATGATTTAATTCTCCTCTGTTTCCGGCGTGCAGAAGCCCGCGGCGCTGACGTCGGAATAAAAAAGAAAATGTTTTTATTAAATAATTAACGTGGTGTGTTTACTGCACATCCTGCTCAAAAGGAATTATTGAAAAATCCTCAATGTCGCTTTTAATGGAAATACCGGGAATATTTTTCACGGCCTCTTTTTCATTCAGGATAGCGTCTTTATTTATTTCCTCTTTTACACGAATAAAGCGCTCAAGCCCCAGACGTCTCAGTAATTCAATAACATTATCCGCCCCACGGATACTGACTGATGGCGGACGGTTTCGCCACTGCACCTCGCCGGTGGTGAGGTTAGCGAACTTCACCTTCCCGTTGCCGGTCAGTTCATCACGGTGTGCCTCACACCATGTCTGAATACCGGACTGCAGTTCGGCCATGCGTTTTTTCAGGCTCTCGGTGAGCGGGGCATAACGTGCGGTGATATCGCCAATGGCGTCATTCATTTCTGTTTCAGCCCTGACCAGTTCACGTTGTGCGTCACCGAGTAGTCTGATTCCCTCAATGACCTCTTCACGTGTCCCCGGCACCCAGAGTGCTGCTGCGGCCTTGATACGTTTTGCACCTTTTGTACTTTTTGCCATTTTTTATGATTTCTCCAGTTGTGCTGATTACCACAAAGATTCCGGCCACACGACGCGACAGCCGTGCAGTTCGAAAACGCCCTGACGGAAATATCCCCTGTGGTCATGTCCGGTATACAGATAACAGGCCTTTCCCTGCTCAAGCATGCGCATGCAATGCGCACTCCGGGAAACGCGGATGACAGGTTTGTTACCCCTGATGGTGATGCTTTGTACATCCGTGTTCGTCGCCTTAAGCGCCATAATGGCTGACTGCACTTTGCTGATTTGCTGGTTGATACCTGTGGTGGATTTCATTATTAAACCCCTTTGACAACGTCAGCGTTGACCTGTGGAACCCCGATTTCAGCGGCCAGATTCATGGCGGCTATTACCAGGTTACTGACGGCCAGCGGATACAGCAGGCTGACCATATTTTTACGGTGACTTCCCGGATTGCTCAGGCGGGCACGTATGGCATCCACTGCACCGGCGTCCATAATGTCCGTCAGCTGTTTACCGGCCCGTTGCAGTTTGAACGTCAGAAATTCTTCAAGGTTATTGTCCAGAGGCAGAAGTTCGACCACCTCACAGCGCTGAACGACTTCACGGACTTCCATATTGCGTTCAGACAGTTTTGTCGCCAGTTCCGGCTGGCCAATCAGCACGATGGACAGCAGTTTTTTGAAACCGGACTCCAGCTCAAAAAAGCGTTTGAGGTGTTTCAGTGTCGGAATGGGCAGACTGTGGGCCTCCTCAATCACCAGAACGTGGCTGAACCCCGCCTGGCTGCTGTCTTTCAGGACGCGATGCAACTGGCGAAAACGGGCGTCCTGACTGCGTCTGATGCTTTCCAGTGGTGCGATGGTACTGATAATGGCTTCGGCAATAGCTGCTGCCTTCAGGGTTTTCCCTTTCACATCGTTGTCTTCCATAGCGATGATGTATGGCTCGATAACAATTACCGGCGCATTCTCGCGGTTGATACGTTCAGTCAGGTCGCGGCGCAGCGTGGATTTACCCGCACCGGACTCACCGATGACGGCCATAAACCCACCATGACGGGCTGTCTGGTACAGCGCCTCACGCACGTAGCGAATGTCCGGGGTGGTGAACACATCATCAGAACCCTGCATGGCTTCGTCGGCGAACGGGTCACGGAAAAGACCAAACGCTTTTTTGGTTGCTGGAAATAACACCTGTTTTTTGAGTAACATATTCTCTTCCTCACTGAGGCTCGTTTTATCTGTGGTACCCGCTGTACGGGGCGTGGCCGCGCCCTGTACAGCATCAAAACTCTTCGTTGTATCAATCCCCTGACTTTCCAGCCAGGACGCAAGACGCCGGCGCACTTCTCCGGGGCTGGTGCGGGGCCACGCGTTATGATTCACAATCTGGGCCAGCGTGGCCTCAGAAACATCGACAGCTCTCGCCACCACCGCCTGTGGAATACGGGCCTCTTTCAGTTGCTGCTTCAGTACCAGCATGTTTCCCTCCTCAGTTGCCGTTAACAATGCTGATAACACTGCTGCGGGCCGGTGTGGTCAGCGTGGCCATGACTTCATCCAGTGCGGCTTCCGGTACGCCGTCCGGGTACTGTGCCGTTAACTGGCGGTAATGTTCCGGCGTCCAGGTAAGGCCGTCGGCGCTGAACTTATCGCGCAGGGCTTTCGCGGCCTCCACATGAGTCATGGGACGTTGTTCAGTGCGCGGCCCGCGTACGTCAGAGGCCTGACCACGCTTCGGCATATAGGCCGGAAGTGTGGTGTCGTCGATATGTTTATACGGGTCAAGCCGCCCGCCGAACGGCAGCGCCTTCGCCTTGCGTGCGGCGGCTGCATCTGCGGCGTTGTCTGTACCGGTAACCAGCGCTTCGGTTTCTTTTGCCGCCATCTGTGCCGGGGTTTCCGGCAGGGCTTTGTAACTTTCGCCAAATACCGCCGCGCCTTCAGCAAAGCCAAACTCGTTCTTTCTGACCTCTTCGACCAGGAAGAACGTCTCGTGGCCGTCCTCACCGGTCAGAACCACCTGTGCCACATCGCTGCGCCATGGGTTACGGGTAATCATCAGTTTTTCACCAACCAGTACGCCCGGTACCGTTGATACGTCAAATTCAGTGCCCCGGAACGAGACACGAAGTTTTGGCGTGACTTTGCGGAGTTCTGGTGCCGCCACAGCCAGTTCACGACATACCTCAACGGAAGGCGCTTTTTTCAGCTGCTCAGCAGTAATCTTCAGCCAGATATCCGTGCGGGTTTTACCGTGGCGGCTGTGAACAGCCGTGGCGTTAAAGTGGCTGCGCCATTTCGCGGCCAGCGCGTTGAGTTCTTCCAGACTGTGAACCGGCCGGAACTTCAGACCCGGCTCCAGCTTGCGTTCGATAATGTCACGCGCCTTTTCCACCTGTCCGGTGGCGCGGGCGTTATGCGGCTTGTGCGCTATCAGGTCGATGCCCAGTGAGCGGCACATGTTTTTCGTCATACCCGCGGTGTTTGCCGAGCCGGGGTCGAGATAGAGTATTTTCGGCACGCCGTGCAGCACGTCTGCGCCGCCACGCTCCTGCATGGCGTTGATAAGCACAGAACACAGGTTCTCACCTGATTCCGCGCCCGTCACATACTCAACGTAAATCCAGCCGCTGGCATGGTCGGTAATCTCGTAACTCCACACGCGGTCACTGGCGATACGGGCAAGGTTAGCGGGCTTGTTCTTGTAGAACTTCGCGCTGTCCATCACCTGCAGCCCTTTATGTCCATTGCTCAGGTAGTAAAGCGTGCAGAGTGAGGCGTCAATCTGCCAGACATGATTGGGATGCAGACTGGCCACTTCGGTATGTGGTGCAGGGGCATCCAGTTGTTCCGGGTGCAGGCCATAGTTACGCAGAGCACGGCTGATGGCATCTTCAGACAACGGGAAAAACTCACTGGTGGTTTCATCTGTTCTGCCTGCGGTGATAAAGCCGTTAGCCCGCAGGGTTTCCACTGCATCTGCGATGGAATAGAGACGCTTACCGTTCTTGCGGGTGGCCTCACGCAGTGTGGCAGATATCAGCGCGGCTTCGTCGCGGGTCAGGGCGCTGCGCCCGGCATCGGCGCGTTTTTTGCGTTTATCAGTCACAGAGACCTCCTTCAGCCTGCGCAGCAGAGTGGCGCGGGACATGCCAAGTTCAGCACAGGCAGCGTCGTATATTGCACCGCGTTTACCATGCCCCGCGTCACGTGCCGCGCGGGCGACATAAACCAGTCGTTCAGTCAGGGCAGCATTCATTGGTTATGCCTCCAGCCCGTTAATCTGTGGCGTCGGCTCAGTCAGCCATGAAGGCGCTGCATTGCCTGTTGGCTCGTCCGGCAGGTCAAATGTGGAGCGCAGGCTACGCGCTGTGCTTTCCAGTTGACAGACCAGGCCTGCCATGAAGTCTCTGGGGGTATCAATCATGTTTTCAGCACAATATGCGCACAGCGTCTCAAAAGCGCTGGACAGTCGAACGGCGATGGCAGATTCCGCCTCAACCGCTAACGCTGTCACTTCCGCCCGCAGCTTCTTAACCTCCTCATCAGGCTCAGGCGGCTGAATACGGGATTTCTTCTCCAGTCTGGTGGAGAGTGAATCTATTTTTTCATTTTTGTCGGCGAGTACGCGCTGTTGTGCTGCGTTGGTTTCGCGCGCTTCGCGCAGGGCCTGACGCAATTCACGTACTGACATGCGATCAACGTCGTCAAGCGTCAGGCCGGCAACTGTGCCGCCGTCGGCCAATTCATCAAGTTCTTCATTATCCAGAACCATCAGGTCGTACAGTTTGGCTTTCCCCAAAACGCTCAACGTTGAGCGTTTTGTTGGCTCATCACCTTCTCCCAAAAACTTCATACTGGCTTGCATCATGCGGCGAGCAACTTGTGGTGCAAGTCCGAGTTCATTTTCTAAAATGTTTGTAAAATCACCGTGTGGCTCATTTTCTTTTAAGATGATCAGCCGCTTACCCGCTTCCAGCATAGATTCAGCACTCTGCGCCATATAAAAACGTGCTTCGTGAACAATGCGATCACGTTCATAAGGCAGTCCATCACCAAACTGCTGCATAATTTCCATGCGATGCTGTGTCATAGCGTTCAAATTGACATTGATGTTATCTGACAGCGGAACCTCAACATTCAGTTCAGTGTTAACGGGTGATTTGGTGCGTCCCATTGATTACTCCTTACAAACGACTACCTGAAATAACTCGTTGGTTGATTTCGTTAATACGATCCTGTGCACGCGCCATCTCGTGACTGTGAGCCATGGCGATCTGTAGTAACTGGATTCCCGGTGCGAAACGTCCGTTCTCTAATTTCATGGCCAGTCCCTCTTCAATAAGGGTATTAAGTGCTCGATTGATATTCGCCGGGGACTCCCCCAGGGCTGATGCCAGTTCACCGTTAGAAACACCGTTCAGAGCATGACCGCGTAGAGCTTTGAGTACACGTAGGATGCGGGTCCCAGAACTGGAAATATTTACTTTACTCATGTCACATTTCCATTTTTGCAATATGTGATAACCTGTTGCATATGTGGAAAATTTATGCCGCATTTGACGTGGGTTTTAATCCCAGTTTTACGGCAATTTCATGGGCTTTGCCGTAACGAGCTTTGGTCTGTCCATTGAGAACACGATAGACCTCATTGCGGCTGTAGCCGTGTTCTTCGGCCCAGCGGGTAAACGTGATACCACGCTGACGGAAGAGATTTTTAACTTGTTCGGAAGTCATTGTTGTCTCCTTTGTTGATGCAATGATGTTTGTTTTATATGTGATAGATTATGAGAACTATTGTTCTCATTGTCAATGAGGTTTATGTGAATTTTGATTCTCTTTGCGCGTCGCGGTTCAAAGCTGAGCGTTCGCGGTTATCACTCAAGCAGGCTGAAGTAGCAGCCCTTTGTGGCGTTTCAAGAGAAATGTGGGGGAAATATGAACGAGGGGTTGCTGTTCCCGGAGGTGAGTTACTTGCAGCCTTTGCAAGAATTGGGGCCAATGTACAGTTCATTCTTACCGGGGAGTCATCAGGTATAACTTTATCACGTGATGAAATGGAGTTACTGCAGCACTACCGGCAGGCACCATTACAGGTCAAAGGTTCAGTTTTGTCGGCCTTGACTACTGGCTCCTCCAGAGAACGGGCGGAACAGGTTATTCATGGAGATGTTCTGGGGAATGTTATCAAAGGTAACGTAACCATAGGAACAGGTGGAATAATGAACAAAAATACCAAGAGAAGATGAGTAAAGAGAAGCAAACAGTTAACGGGGATGTGGGTAACGTTGTCAGCGGTGATGTTACCATTCATAACTATTCTGCTGACATACTTCCTTCGGCCCAGCAACCAATTTCGTTGCTGCAAAAACGCGATTTACACAGATTGATGGATGAATTGGTTGATCTGGGGGAAAGTAAGCGCGAGCTATGGATGACGATCCACACGAAACTTAATACCAAAACAGTTAATGAAATGACTGCGGCTGATTATCATGGTGCGGTTGAGATCCTTCAGAGATATGCACAACAGATCCAGAATATGAAGGACTGTAATCTTCTGGTCAGCAAAATAATGGCGCTTACTGACCCTGGGTATCGTCTTGACCGTGACAGATACTGTCTGAAGCATTTCGGTACAACCCATCTTAAAGGCCTAGACAAAGAGCAGTTGCAGGCTGTGTTTGGTTATTTTGATGATCTGCTGAATATTCGTGATGAGAGTAAAACTCTATCACCTCCATCGGAAAGCGGTGCAAAATCAGTCGCAACTGTACCAACCAGAAGCCGGAAGCCTCATGTAGTAGTGTTGGGGGGAGTGTTAGTTCTTGTAGCAATATTTTTCGTGGGAATGATTGTGTTCGCTGGTAAATGGGGAAATGCCAAAGCAGTAGCTTCTACTGAAACCAGCGTTTTTAACATTAAAACCAACGATAAAATAATAGAAGATTCCATCCCCGCACTGCGCAGCATGTTTCCAGGGTTAAATAAGTACTCAGATGATTTCCATTCGGTTTCAAGCTACAAGCAAAAAACGGGCTGGCATACCCTTAAATTTACTGTATCAGCAAAGGCATCCGTCCCCGAAAATTATAGTGTTAAGGGCAAGGTTTGTTACATTAACATAAGCCCTGATGGTAGTTATGCTCGGGTTTTGACTGCTCCATGTCGTTCACTGCTACTTGATCAGCAAAGCACTCCTGACAGTAAATACCGTTTTATTCTTAAATAGAAAATAACAGCTGAATTACCATGGGATCAGAAAAAAGACAAAGGCGGCATCATGCTGCGTTCTGAAATTTTAATGTAAAAGGTGATGAACATGGCAGGGATTCAGGTTATCGCAGGAAGTTTTCCTAAAGGGTGGGCAAGCATGGGGTTCGGTACCATCGTGTTTGCCAAAAAACCAAAACAAGGCTTTCCTGAAAATATTGTATTAAATCTGAAAGAAGAGCTTTTATCGATTGAACTTGCGGATAGTGAAGAGGAAAGCCGTATAGGTAAGGCGGCAGGCGCAGGTTTGCTTGGTGGATTAATCTTTGGTGGTGCAGGGTTGGTCATTGGAGGTTTGCTTGGTGCGGCGGACAAGACGAAAAAAACTATCACTTTTAAGGCAATGTTTACGGGAAATAGGTTACTTCTGGCTAAAACAGATTCAAAAACTTTTGTAAAACTTCAGTCAATTGCTGCTGATAATGCCCATAACGCATCTGTAATCAACATGAAGCAAACTAACAGGGGCGATGTTTCTTCTCGTAAACAACTAACAGAAAATCCACAGCAGCAAGACTTACCTGCGCCCGCTACAACAGTAAAAATGACTGCCAAAGATAAGTTAGAATCGGCTCTTGGGCTGGGAATCATCGTTATAGCTGTTTGGGCAATAATACACTTCTTTTTTTAGTGCAGCCCTTCAGGGCTGTTTCTGTTCAGGAGGTATCTTAAGGATTATCCGGGGCGTTTTCCTGTTTGCCGTACTTCGGAGACGAACAACATTCTGTTGGCTGACCGGTGAGTTTACGTAACTCCTTCATGAGCAGCTCCTGATCGTAAACTGTCATCAGTGCCGCAATGGTGGCATGCAGTGCATCGGGCAGTATCCAGGGTTGCCGGCCCGTGGGGCATATAACATCCAGCAGCTCATTCGTCCGACAGATACGCTCCTCGCCGTATGACAACAGGCCCTGTCCCGTGTATTCCTCCAGCCTGATCACTGTGCCACCCCGTGGCTTCTGCCAGGTCGTCAGATCTTCGCCATTCATACGGCGCTCATTCTCCACGTCAGCAGCATCGACAATGACGCTGTTTCCGAGTTCCTGTTTCACCATCTCTTCTATCCGCGCCAGTACGTAACTTTTACCGCTGCCCACAGGACCGGACACAGTGACAGTGATGACCGGATTCAGTGTGTGCGTCATATCGTATTCTCCTCTGTGAATAATTCATCGTTTATCCTGCACATCCCGTATCCCCGGCTCTCTTAACGCGCTTTAAAATCCTTCGCGCCCTGTATTTGTGATGCTGTCTCCACCAGATAAGGAGACACACATGAAAAACCTGAAAAAATTCATTCCCCCTGTTAAAAAACCTCGCCTCAGCGGCTGGCTGCTGACCTCAGTGCTGTTGCTGGGCACCATCGCTCTGGTCTCACCACAGCAGCTGCCTGTTGTGATCTACAAGCTGGCACTCATCACGCTGGCAGCAGTGCTGGGTTACTGGCTTGACCGTTCGCTCTTCCCCAAAGCCCGTCCCGGTCAGTACCTGAAACATGACGACAGGCTGATGGCTGAAGGGCGTTTCCCGGTACAGACCGGCCTTCACCTGGTGTTTTCTGCTGCGTTAATCCGCCGTGCACTGATTGTTGCAGCGGTCTGCCTGGCTGTTGCGATGGGGCTTTAATCATGAACTGGCCGCAGATCACCTGGATTGTATGCATGTCCCTGAAACTGGCTTTCGAAGCCTTTAGGGTCTTCATCAGAACCGAACGCCTGTCAGTCCGCGCCGGGACCTTTCTGGTTCATATGGCATGGGTATTCTTTGTCGCAATGTTGCTCTGGTGTGGCGGCTTTTTTAGCCAGGCATGCGCAGCACAACCTCCGCAGGCTGCGCTGCAGTATCGCGATGATGTGATCCGTAATGCCCGGCTTGAATGGGGACTGTCTGCGCCGGTGGCCGATTTCGCCGCGCAACTGCATCAGGAAAGCGGCTGGCGACCTGATGCGATCTCGCCGGCTGGCGCTCAGGGACTGGCGCAGTTCATGCCTGCCACTGCCGACTGGATAAGCCAGTTGATACCGATGCTGAGCAGTCGTGAGCCGTTTAATCCGGCATGGGCTATCCGGGCGCTGGTCAGCTATGACCGCTGGCTGTGGCAGCGTGTCAGCGCCGCCAGTGACTGCGAGCGTATGGCCATGACACTGTCGGGCTATAACGGTGGTCTGGGCTGGGTACAACGGGACAGGCGGCTTGCATCACAGAAAGGTCTGGACAGCACCCGCTGGTTCGGACATGTCGCCACGGTGAATGCCGGACGCAATGCGGCCAGCTGGCGGGAGAACCGCCATTATCCGCAGCGCATCCTGCGCGAACTGGCACCGCGATATCTCACATGGGGAGGCAGCAGTTGTGTGGCATCTGGTTAAAAAGCTGCCGTGGCGCGGCATTCTGCTGGCCATTCTTATCAATGCCTTTCTGGTCGGCCTGTATGCCATGGGATACAGAAGTGGTCATGACTCTGCAAAGCGTGACGGTGATACCGCGCTCAGTCAGTTGCAGTCAGCATTTGACGCGTACAAAACGGAGCAGGCAACGCTTGAGAATGCTGCGCTGCGGGCCTGGGCCAGACGGTATCAGGAGCAGGTGGCCGCCGGGCAGCGGGCTGAAGCCGGTTATCTTGAGCAGATTGCTCAACTGGAGAGCCGGAATAAACAACTACAGGGGCAAATTAACGATGTCACACAGCGCTGGATTGATGAAAAAGGTAAGAGCCATCCCATTGAGTGCGTGTTTACTCGCGGTTTCGTGCGCCAGTACAACGCCGCACTCGGATATGACAACGCATCCGTCGACACCGGTCATTCAGACTCAGTTGCCGCCGCTGGCACCCGCTCTGGCACAGCGACCGGGCAACCTGAAACCACTGACACCCGGTTACGCGATTCGGGTGTCTCCCAGCGTGACGTTCTCGCCAACATCATCGACAACGCAGGACAATGTCGTCGCTGGCGGAACCAGATAAACGCGTTACTGGATGAACGGGAAGGATTACAGAAATGACACTGCAGGTTGAATTCTGGACGGTGGTGAGTTTTCTGCTCACCTTCATGGGGTTTGTGGGAGGGCTCGCCAAATGGTTGTTCAGTAAAACAGAAGAACGCCAGGCGGCACGATTCGCCTCCCTTGAACAGGCCCTGCAACAATCCGCCTCCAACTGGGGCGAGCTGGAAAAAGAATTTATGCGATTTAAAGCGGATTTACCGCTGAATTATGTCCGTCGAGAGGATTATATCCGTGGCCAGACAGTCATTGAGGCCAAACTGGACGCGCTTTATAACAAACTGGAAGTGGTACAGCAGTACCGCAATACCGGAGGTCAATAATGGTCGATATTACCCGGGTACGCCGCGAATCCCTGCGCTGGAGTCTGCTGGTTGCCCTGAACAAGACCCGCCCTTACACCGCCAGCGAGACGCTGCTGCTGGATGTGTCCCGTGCCATCTACCCGGACACCACACCGCTGGAACTGCGCCGCGAACTGGATTATCTGGCTGACCGTAAAATGGTTGATCTGGAGAAAAAACCTTCTGGCGACTGGTTTGCTGACCTGACCCGCCTCGGCGTAGACCTGGTGGAATACACCGTGGAATGTGGTCCGGGTATTGCCCGCCCGGAAAAGTACTGGAGTGAATAATGGCCAGACGCAGCACAATAGAAAAGCTGCCGGAAGATGTGCGCCGCTGGCTTGAACGGGCGCTGACTGAATCCGGCTTCAGCGGGTATAACGAGCTGGAGTCCCTGCTGCGTGAGCGGGGGTACGTCATCAGCAAATCCGCTATCCATCGCTATGGACAGAAGATTGAGCGCCGCTATGGTGCTATCCGTGCGGCAACAGAAGCGGCCCGCATGCTGACCGAAGGCGCAGCAGACGATCAGGATGCGCGTTCGGAGGCTGTGATAGCCCTTATTCAGACCGAGCTGTTCGAGAGTATTGTCCAGTTGCAGGAGGCGGAAGAAGGCGAAGTCGATCCTAAAGAACGCGTGGCCCTGCTGTCGAAGGTGGCGAAGAATGTGGCTACGCTGTCCCGCGCGTCCGTCAACCTCAAAAAGTTCCAGTCTGAAGTACGGGCCAGAGCGCAGCAGGCAGCCAGCAACGCCGAGAAAATTGCCCGTAAGGGGGGACTGTCAAGCGACGCAGTACAGGCGCTTCGTCGCGAGATTCTGGGGATTGCCACATGACAAAATCATCCGGAGTGATTTTAAACGCCGCTGGCGGTGGCCCCGAAGGGATGAGTCCCATGGACGGGAGGAATAACCTTGCTCCCGTTTTGCCTGATACCTCGGCGCTGGATGCTCCTCCCGTTCTGTTGCCTTACCAGCAGCGCTGGGTGGCAGACACCTCTCCGCTTAAGGTGATAGAAAAGAGCCGTCGTACCGGTATTACATGGGCTGAGGCATCCGATAACGTACTGACCGCCGCCTCTTCTGCGCCAGCAGGCGGGATGAATGTGTATTACATCGCTTATAACCAGGACATGACCGTCGAATACATTCAGGCGTGTGCGATGTGGGCACGGGCATTCAACTATGCGGCCAGTGAAATTGAAGAAGGATTCTGGGAAGAGGACGACGACGACAAACACATCAGGACTTACACCATCAAATTTCCTGACTCCGGCTTTCGTATTGTTGCGCTCTCCAGCCGCCCGTCTAACCTGCGTGGCCGTCAGGGTATTATTGTTATCGACGAAGCGGCGTTCCATGAGCAACTGGACGAACTGCTGAAAGCGGCGCTGGCGATGCTTATCTGGGGGGGAAAGGTACGCGTTATCTCCACCCATGACGGTGACGACAATCCGTTCAATACGCTTATCGGGGATATCCGTGCCGGACGTCAGGGAGGCAGCGTACATCGCATTACTTTCCGGGAAGCCGTATCTGAGGGGCTGTTCCGGCGCGTCTGTCTGCGCACCGGGAAGGAATGGTCGGAGGCATCCGAGCAGGCCTGGATGGCATCGGTGTACAAATTCTACGGTGCCGGCGCATCCGAAGAGCTTGACTGTATTCCGGCCAACGGTGGCGGTGCCTGGCTGTCCCGTGCCCTGATAGAGTCCCGCATGTCCGCTGATACGCCGGTATTGCGTCTGACCTGCAAGGAAGGTTATGAACTGCTGTCTGATGAGGTTCGCTTCCGCGAGACGCAGGACTGGCTTGATGAGTATCTGAAACCCTTGCTGGAGGCACTCCCCACTGATGCCCGCTCTTTCCTGGGGCGCGACTTTGGCCGTAGCGGTGATTTGTCGGTGGACTATCCCCTGCTGCAGGAGAAGAACCTGGTACGACGCGTGCCATTCGTACTGGAGCTGCGTAACGTGCCGTTCAGACAGCAGGAGCAAATCACCTGGTATCTGATGGATGGCCTGCCCGGTCTGCTGGGTGCAGCGTTTGATGCCCGTGGTAATGGTGCCTATCTGGCTGAATACGCCATGCAGCGCTACGGCTCCGGCCGGGTTCAGCAGGTGATGCCAACCGAAGGCTGGTACCGGGAGCATATGCCTCCGGTCAAAGCTGCACTGGAAGACGGTAACCTGGTGGACTTACCAAAGGATGAAGACACACTGGATGACCTGCGGGCCGTTCAGGTGGTGAACGGTGTCCCCCGCGTACCGGAGCAACGCTCAAAAGCAAAGGCTGACGGTGGTAAACGCCACGGGGATTCAGCCATCGCACTGGCGCTGGCGTATTTCGCCAGCCGTGAAATTAACAAAGGGCCGGTGAAGGCAAGCTCACGCCGTCGTCGTCAGGCGGCCCGTATGCTGGAGGGATTCTGATGGCGAGGGGTATCTGGGTTTCACCCGATGAATTTGTTGCTTTTTCTGAGCCTCAGAAATCACTGACCGCGCAGATTGCCTCCCGCAGCCGCGCGATCGACTTTTACGGACTGGGCATGTATCTGCCCAATCCTGATCCCATTCTCAAGGCTCAGGGACGGGATATCCGTATCTACCGCGAACTGCGCACCGACCCGCTGGTTGGGGGCTGTATCCGCAGACGTAAAGCAGCGCTCAAATCACTGGAGCGTGGACTGGAGCGCGGTCACGCTTCTGCCCGGGTCTTCCGTTTCATCCGCGACATGCTCGACGATCTGGATCTGTCCCGCATCATCGGTGAGATGAGTGATGCCGTGCTCTACGGGTATCAGCCCTGTGAAATCATGTGGGGCCGTTCGGTCAGGGCGTGGGCAGTGACGGATATTGTCGGCAAACCGCCTGAGTGGTTTCAGTTTGATACGGACAACTGCCTGCGCTTCCGGGCGCGTGATGCGGGTGTGGAGGGTGAGCTGCTGTCACCGTCAAAATTCGTGGTGCCGGCACAGGATGCCTCGTATGACAATCCTTACGGTTTCCCGGACCTGTCCATGTGCTTCTGGCCGGTCGCCTTCAAGAAAGGCGGGATGAAATTCTGGCTCCGCTTTGCCGAAAAGTTTGGCTCCCCGTGGGTGATCGGTAAGCACCCGAGGGGTGCAAATGATGCAGAGATTGAAAAACTGCTGGACTCCATGGAGCAGATGGTGGAGGACGCGGTGGCCACCATCCCCGATGACAGCAGCATCGAACTCAAAGCCGCGGATGGTAAGGCGGACAGCAGCGAGGTATTCCGCGAGCTGATCACACTGTCACGCAGTGAGATCTCCATTGCATTACTTGGTCAGAATCAGACCACGGAAGCGAACAGTAACAAGGCCTCTGCACAGGCCGGGCTGGAGGTAACGGCTGATATCCGCGATGCGGATGCGGACATCATTCAGGCAGCAGTGAATCAGGTTATCAGAACGGTGGTCACCCTGAACTTCGGCGATGTGCCGTGTCCGGTCTGGGCCATGTGGGAACAGGAGACCATTGATGACACCCGCGCCACCCGCGACGAAAAACTCACCCGGGCGGGTCTGCGTCTGACCCCGCAATACTTTAAGCGTGAGTACCAGCTGCAGGACGGCGATATTGACGAGACACCACCGTCGGAACGCCAGAATAACATGCTGCCGCTGTCATTTGCCGAGGCGATTGATGCCGATATTCAGGCTCAGCAGCAGCTTGACGACGCGCTGGACATTCTGATGAACGGAGGTGTGTTAAATGGCACGCTGGAACCCGTCCTGGCACCTCTGTTTAAGCGGGTCGAAAACGGGGTTAACCCGTCTGAGCTGCTGGGCGAACTGGCGGAGCTCTACCCTCAGATGAACACGGACGATCTGCAGGAACGGCTGGCCCGCATTCTCTTTGTGGCAAATATCTGGGGGCGTCTGCATGAGCGTGACAACGGCTGAACTGGCGTACTGCATGACGCTTCCCCCGAAGCGGGCAGTCAGTTACCTGAAGTCCAAAGGGTATCAGATTACCTGGGACTGGGAAGAAATGTGGCAGGAGGCCCATGCCCGCGCCTTTACCGTTGCTAAAGTGACCCGCCTGGATATCCTGGAAGATATTCGCGGGGCACTGCAGCAGGCTGTCGATGAAGGAAAAACCGATCGCTGGTTCCGGCAGGAGCTGGAGCCGGTGCTGAAGCGTAAGGGATGGTGGGGACCACGTGACACGACTGACCCGGTAACGGGTAAGCCGGTCACCATTCAGCAGGGCAGTCCGTGGCGGCTCGATACCATCTTTCGCACCAATATGTCCGTACTCTACAGCGCCGGTCGTTGGGCGGAACAGATGGAAAACGTCGACGACAGGCCGTACTGGATGTATACCGGCATCAACGACAGCCATACCCGCAGGAGCCATCTGGCGCTGCATGGTCTGGTGCTGCGCTGGGATGACCCGTTCTGGCAGGCATTTTACCCGCCGAACGGCTGGCGCTGCCGCTGTAGTGTGATTGCCCTGAGTGCGGCGGATGTACGTGCCCGTGGCCTGAAGGTTATCAGCTCCGGCTCTGCCATGGGCCAGGAACTGAAACTGGTCTCAGAGAAAACCGGCGAAATGCGGAACGTGGCCACCTTTAATACCGGCACCACGAAGGTGACCACCGACGTCGGCTGGTCTTATGCACCGGGGGCAGCATACCGTCCCGACCTGGCCCGCTATCAGGGTACGCTTCAGCCACTGGCACAACAGGAACTGAGAGGATAACAATGGCTTCCGATAACCTGGTCAGTATCACCATTAACGATAAATCCCTGCGCCGGAGCCTCCGTGCGCTGGATCTTGCTGCCACAGACCTGGAGCCCGCGATGCGCAAAATCGCCGGAACCCTGCTGGCGGAAACACAGTTTAACTTTCTTGATGAGGGGCGTCCGGGGTGGATCCCCTCGCTGGCAGCGGAAGAACGTGACGGGCAGACACTGCAGGATACCGGGCGTCTGATGGGGTCAGTATCAACCGACCATGACGACCGGCAGGCTGTTGTGGGGACCAACGTTGTTTACGGTGCCATTCACCAGTTCGGGGGTAAAACGGGGCGTAATGAGTCTGTTGAACTTCCGGCCCGCCCGTTCCTGCCGGTGACGGGGGATGGAGAACTACAGCCTGAAGTGGTAATCCCCATCCTCGATACCATTGTCCGCCATCTTGAATCAGCGGCCCGTCGCTGA